ATCTTGTCCTTCACAGCCCAGGGGTGCTTGGGCGAGATGCACTTCATCCCATAGCGGCGGATGATTCCGTGATCGGTCTCCCCTGCTGCACTGGTCTTTCGCGCTGAACCAGTCGGGTCGGGGTAGGCCACGATCTCCCTGTTCGGGAAGCGCTGCCGGAGCATGTCGCACACCTCGTCGGTGTTGCTCTGCTTGACCGTTACCTCATCCCAGATATGGAGCGTGTCGCCGACTCGGCTAGCCAATACGCCAGCCATAACAGAGACGTTGAAGTCAGTACCCCAAAGAATCGGGCCGCCGGTGTCATGGACGTCCTCGCTGATGTTGTCATCGGAGAAGTCCGGATAAACCCGGCCCGTGAGTGTCTCAAACGAGGCTAGGTATTCCTGGCGAAAGGTCCTCTCGTCCAGCGTCCGCTTAGCTGCTGCAACCTCTTCTGGCGGGACGTTGCCACCCTCGATCGTTGTGTAGCTGTGGTTGCTCCAGTCGTGCTCTTCGGCAGCTTGCTCCCAGAGATCGTGGAACCAGTTCAAGCCCGCTGGGGTCGTAATGAACCACGCAGGTCCGCCCTGGTCAGACAGTGCAGGACGCAGCACCATCTCCCAGGCTTCCTGCTTGACGTAGGCCGCCTCGTCCACGATCAGGCTGCTGAGGCTGACACCACGGAGAGAGTCAGCGTTCTCTGCGCCCTTGAGTGCAATGACTGATCCATTGCTCAGTTCAACGCTGAGCTCGGACTCGTTCTTCTTGGCGAACATCTCAGCCGGCACCATCGAGCGCAGCTGGCGCCAGGCGATCTGCTTAGCCGACTTGTAGTTCTGGGTGACGTACCAGTTCAGGCTCCCCGGCTTCTCGATCGCCCAGGCCACCAGTCGAGCGATACAGAGGTACGTCTTGCCAAAGCGACGACCGGAGCAGAGCAGCTTGAAGCGGGTGTCTGCATCCCAGACCTCACGCTGCGGAACGGTGAGCGAGTCGTACAGCTGATGGGCGAAGGGTGCGTAGTCGACCTCTTCTGTATGCGGGACCGCCTCCTCGAGCAGAAGCCCGCCCGGACAGAGATCGAGGATGCTCACTTATCGAGGCCGACCAGCTTGGATTGCAGTGCCACGCTTTCGACCGCGACCTTCAGCTGACCACGCTTGGCCGCTGCGTTCTCGTAGTTGCGAAGACGACCGAGGACCTCAGCTAGGAACATTGGCCTAGTGAGCTCTGCGTCCTTGTCAAGCAGCTCCCTTGCTTTCCGGATATAGACGTCGGCTTGCCTCTCGCCGATGTCATAGTTCTCAGCACAGAAATGAACTATGTCGGTACGGGACTTGCCCATACAGAGAAGTTCGTAGATCTCTCTCTGCCTGAAAGCGGAAACCGCTGCAGTCGCTCGAGGGTTGACCCTTCTGTTGGCGTACTTGGGGTTCTCGGATGAACTACGGCCCACAGGTACCGATGTTCCAGTTCTCTATATTCTATACGTCGCGGTATGGACGTTAGAAGGGGGATTCCGCCCATAGGCCTGTGTAGAGGCCATGCATGGAGTGGGAGGGGTCGTTACGTCCGGATAGGCGGTAGAGCCAGTCCATGGCGATGACGCGATTACGCATGGCGTCGGTGTCAGTAGCGGCTGGGGTATCAGGCTGCGTGCGGAGCTTGCGAACGGCTTGGGCTGGGGTCATGCGTGGCTGCTTGAGCATGAGCGCGTTGTAGCTGGAGAATTTTGTCTGGCACCAAATGGTGGCTGGAACAGGTAGTGCAGATAGTGCCTACGCAGATGCGTAGGTAGCCGGTGTCGTCTAGCTGCTCGACGGTTGGCTCCATCCGTCTGGTGCGTATGAGACCAGTCTGGTGGCTTTTACAAGTTGCAACGTGGGCGAACAAATGGGATCAGAGGGGGAGAGGAATCGGCAAAGGTGGTGGGTGCAGTGTGTTTTGCGTTACATGGGGGCGCTACGCACAAAACATATGGGGTAGACCCCTACGAAGAAGCCAGGCGAGTGATGCCCAACAACTCCCACGCAGTCCAGGCAGTCCAGGCCGAGCCGCGTGTGCCCGACTTCTTTCACCTGGACCTCCCATTCACCAGCGCCATGGAAGTGAGCGCCATGGTGAAGAACTTTGGGTATGACGTCACGATCACGCAGCTGTTACCGGGGCGGCTGATCGGATCGATCTCAGTCACCGTCAACGGCGGGAACATCTACTTCAAGATCCTGAACAACCTGCCGCTGCTGTGGCATGGATCAAGACTCCAAGGCTTCACACCCTTGGCGATTGAAGAGACGGGGAACGACGCCCAGAAGGCTCACGGTCAACGCGTTACGCCCCACTCGGTCGTTGGGTTCTTCAACCAGCTGACTGATACGCACTTTGTGAGCGCAGGCAACGCCAGGACATTGATCGCCTTGGTCCCAGCCCGGCCACTACTGAACACGCTGATCGGCTTCGGTGCTGAAGACGCGACAGACGTGATCCATGTGGCGAACCACATCGTGATCAACCCAGAGACGCATCGGCGTTTAGGCCTAGGGATTAAGCGCCGAGCGGTAGCGCCTGAGCCTGATCCCACTGGAGCGAGGACCAAAGCGTTCAACGCGCTGGTCGCCGAGTCCTTCATGGCCAGGACCAAAAGGGTCAAGGCGATGCAGATCTCCACTCAGGACGCGATGGTCAAGGAGTTTGTCCACCTGGCAGCGCAGAAGCTTGAGGGTGAGCCTGCAGGGTTGCCAGAGCTGCTGCATGAGTTGCACGTCGGCAAGACGACATTGTCTGCAGCGGTGAAGAAGGCTTTCAGCGTCAGCCCGATGGAGCTGATGCGCCGGATGCGGCTCGGGCAGGTGCGCCACGCCTTGTTGGATGAGGGCGTTCGCTACAAGCTCGGGAAGCACAAGATCGAGGACATTGCCTGTCACTACGGGTTCAGGAGTCGTCCTCACTTCGCCAAGAACTACAGCGCCCTGTTTGGTGAGCTGCCCAGCGAAACGGCCGGGCAACTCCGGTTATCTGCCTAAGCAGCGATCTCGTTCGAGAGGGGGATCAAGGTGATGAGAGCGCAGGGGCTCTCGTTGTCCTCGCAGTAGCGCTTGCTGACGCTGAGGGTCACGCACTGACTGTCATCAGCGAGGCCACCACCTTCGGTGACCCCATCGAGGATTCCTCTGGCGAGCTTGTCGCTGTCCCCGCTGCTCCTGGTGATGGGATGCAACGGGGAGCTGGGCTTGAGCTTCTCGGCGTTCTTGCCAGTGCCGAAGTGACCAGCAGGCCGGCGAAACAGGCAGACGATGCTCACGGCATATGGGCCCGTAGGGTCCCAGTCCGGTGGCAAGGCGTCATGGCAGGCGTGGGCCACCTCTGATCGCCAAGGGGCTAGGCGTTCGCAGGACTCCTTGAGGATCCCGTTGCCCATGTGGCGCTTGGAGCCCTGTGGAGCAGGAACGCCTAAGGCCTTGAAGGTGAGCGTCATGCGACCTCCTTCCGTTCGGCATTGAGCTTTTCGATCTCGTCCCACCAGCGGTGGTACATGCGCGGTTCATGCCCCATCTGCGAGCAGAGGTCCCTCAGGTGCCTGATTCGCTCGTGGCGGAACTGCTCAGGGGAGACGGGCTTCCAGTGATGGGGCTTCATTGCTTTGCCTCCAGTTCTTCACTGATGGGTTTGCTCATGCGGCCTCCTGTTCGGGGTTGATGACGGTGACGCTTGTGGGCTTCTTGTTGGTGGTGATGCGCCAGGAGCTGGAGACGCAGCACTTGGCACGGCCTTCCATCTGCTCGAGCTCCATGCATTGCTGAAGCTCTTCGGAGTAGACCCAGGTCCTGCGCTCAGTGAGAGCAGCGCAGAAGGGGCCAGAGGTGAAGCGGCGTTCGATCACGCCTTCTGAGAGGAGCTCGTTGAGCTTGACCTTGTTGCTCTTGATTCGGAGGTTGGCATCGCGGATCAGGAGCTGATCGCAGGCGATGGACTCGAGAATCTGATCAGGGTTCATTTGATTGCGGAATCGAGGGCGAAACAGTTTTTGAGATGCGACCGTGTCCAAGCGCGGACGTAGGGGTCGCTGAGGTGGTCTTTCCAGACCTCGTCCATGAACTCCACCTCCCACTTCTCGTCTGCAGGCCGTGAGAGGGCGCTACGAGGGCCAGGAAGGGGCTTGTCCCTACGCCTAGGCATGAGTAGGCCTAAGAGGTAAAAGACGGCCGTTGTAGCCCCTACAGAGAGGCAGAACAGGACAACGAAGGGCATCAGGGCCCACCGACCCGCTGCCTTGAGCTTCTTGCGCATCACCACTCCGGTTGCTGTGACAGGAATGTGTGGCGTGCTGCCAGGTAGTTCTCCAGGCAGTCCTCCGGCTCGAAGGTCGTGATCGTGGTCTTGCCTGGCTTGGCCCAGATCCCGATGCACTTGGTGACCTTGGTCCCCACGTTGCGGTGGCATTGATCCATCAGGGACAGGTACCCACCCAGCTGCTTGCTGATGTCCCGTGGCTTGGAGTGCTCCGAGCTCTGGGTCTTCAGGTCAGCCAGGACCAGCTCACCGGTCTCGGTGTTCTGCAGCAGGGCATCGAACGACCCGGCGATCGAGTGACGAGCGTCGACCATGCGGTGTTCGCAGGCGACGGCGCTGTACTTGCGCCACATCGGGTGGCCCACCATCGGGCGGATCCAGGCGCCGTAGTCACCGGGGTCACCGGGATCGGCAAAGGTCAAGAACCGCTCGAGTGCGTTGTGGACGTAGTTGCCCCTCGGCTCCCACTCAGAACGCGTCGACATGATCCGGGCCATCTGCTCCGGGGTCTTGTCGTTCACCACCGTGGTGATGGAATGGCTGACCCACTCCCCCTGGTACCGATACCGGTGGACGTCCGGGAAGAACTCCAGGCCCTCCACAGGGCTCAGGCTCAAGGTTGGCTTGGGCCGGGTAGTCGTTGTCACGGAGAAGGTTGCGGTAGGGGTGCGGGATTTTTCCGGGGAAGTTGATCCGGTACTGCTTGGCGTTCTCCT